TTCCAGGAAAATAAAATTATGCAGCTTATGCAAATGGGAATAATTACAGATCCTTTGTGGGTGCTAGAAAATATTGAATTACCTGGAAAAGAAAAACTAATGCAATCTATGATGGACCAACAAGCTGCGATGCAAAGTGAGATGGAGCCTATGAGTGATCAGGAGATCGCAGATCTAGGAACTGATGAAGATGAAATAATGCAAAGACTGGAAGAAGATCCAAACTTAATGAATCGCATACCTTCATAAAAAATAAAAAGTCATCGTTTAGAGTTTGATAAAGGATTATTTGTTGAAAATTTTGAGAGTTTATTTTTTGACTAACATTAGGAGAACAAGATGTCGGAAGAAAATATAGTCGGTGGTCTTTATGGAGCCGAAGTAGATGCAGAAACTGCCTCTGGACTCATGGTCGATGAGTCTATTGCAGCGGAGCCCTCTTCGGAAAGTAATGATCCCAACAGTGAAGTAACCACTGAACCTGATCAGACTCAGGAAACTGAGCAACTAGATCAAGTTGAAGAAGCACCTTCTATTGAAGAGATAGAGATTAATGGTAAAAACTATTCGTATGAGGACCTTGAGTTAGCTCTCGATGATTCTCAAAACAGAAGCGAATGGCAAAAGTCTAATACCCAAAAGGCCCAGGAACTCGCAGAAATGCGTAAAGAACTGGAATCTGAAAGAGGAAAATTTAATTCGATTCGAGAAGATGAGGATTTAATGGATACTCTTAAAGATTACTTAGGTGAGGACCATACAATCTTTAAATCTATAGAAGAGCCAGTAAATGTTCCCAATCAGGACACGACAGAATCGAATCCATTAGAGAATCGAATCTCGGAGCTTGAAGGAAAGTTACAAGAGCGAGAAGCTGTAGCAGAGGTAGAGCGTGATATAGCATCATTAGTTAAGGCCCATCCAGAACTGGAAGGTCGTAACGATGCAATTGAACAAGTACTTGAAACTGCTGTAGCAAAAAATCTAGATAATCTAGAGGATGCTTTTGTTCTTACCAATCATCAAGCAACTGAAGAAAGTGCATTTGCTAAGGCTAAGAAAACTTTGGAAGAAGCCAATTCTGCTAAGGCAATTCCTGAAGCTTCGGTAAAACATGATGGAGATCGTTCTCCAACTAATGCCAAAGCCAAGGATTTTGACGAAGCTAGAGAAATGGCTTTAAAGTACGATTTATTCGCTTAATTAAAAAAAGGAGAGATAAATGTCATTAGATTATAACAATCTTAGTGCGTTAACTCGTGATAAATACATCCCTTTATTAGTTGATAACATTTTCAATTCCAATATCCTTACTCATAGAATGCTGCGGAAGTCAAAAGCTGCGGTTTCAGGTAATAAGGTGCTTCAACCCCTTGAATATGCTAAGGCATCTGCAAAGGGTTACTATAGTGGTTACGATGTGTTGGACACAACTCCAACTGAAGTATTCACAGATGCAGCTTATGACTGGGTTCAGGGTTATGCTACTATCAGTATTTCTGGTAAAGAAGAAATGCTTAATGATGGTGCAGAGCGTGTAATTGATCTTGTTGAAGCTAAAGTAAAGAATGCAGAAAAATCTATCAAAGATATGTTTGGAACTACATTGTTCGGTACTAACACTGCTGTAGCAACTGGTTTTCTTGGTTTAGGTGCAATTGTCGAAAATAGTGGTAACACTATTGGTGGCATTAATAGTGGCACTTATACTTGGTGGAAAGCTCAGGAAGCTGCTAGTGGATCAGCATCTTATGCTAATATGGTAGACAGCACTCATGCTGATTATATCTTAAAGCAAATTCGTGAGATGTATGGTCAGTGTACTGTTGATAATGATGTTCCTACATTAATTGTAACCACTCAAGTTGTATTTGATGCTTATGAAGAAGTATTGACTGCTCAGAAGCGTTTCGGTGCTTCATCTCAGTCACTTGCTGATGCTGGGTTTCAAAACTTGATGTATCGTGGTACACCAATTGTGGTAGATGATCATTGCCCTGCTGGGGAAATGTATTTCTTAAATGAGAAATATCTGCAATTTAGGCATCATCGTAAAAGGAATTTTGTTTTTGAAGGATTCCAGAAACCAGTTAACCAAGATGCGGCAGTTGCTAAGATCTTATGGCTTGGAGCTTTGACTTGTTCAAATCGCTCTCGTCAGGGAAAGATCACTGGACTGTCCACTAATTACTCTTAAGGAGATTAGACTATGGCTACAGCTCAATCAGATTCTGATAAAAAGCAAGTAGGACAACTTGGTGAAGTGGATGCTGGTGGATTTGTTCATACTAAGATTGGTGGAGTTAGTTTCTACACTGGTCAAGGTGCTGCTAACCACGCTGCAATTAAGGGATCTTTATATGTTAACACTAGTACTGGCGAACTGTACATCTGTACTGCTGCAACTGGAACTTGGGTTAAGGTAGGAACACAATCTTAATTACTTTTACTAAGTAGTTTGTTTATCATTCAGGCTGGACTGGGTTTGCGAGTCCAGCCTGATTTAAAAAGGAAAATTTTATGACTGGAAACGAAATGTTATCCACACTGGGTCTTAGATTAGAAGATCCGCAAGAATCAAGTTTTACTCAGGCTGCTAAAATAGATGCATTAAATATTGCTCAGATTAGTGTCGTTAACTTGGTTAATAATGCTTACTTAGTTGAGCTTCAGGCTATACAAGCTGCAACAGCAATGACTGCTGGTGCATTAGCTTTTTCAGATATGACAACTGCTCCAATTCGTAATGGAGTTGTTGCTGTGAAAGATAGTGATGGTAAATGGGCCACACTAATAGAGCCTAGTGATTTAAAAAGATTAGAAAATACTTATTTAGCTGGAAGTGTAGCAAATCCAGTTGCGTATGTATTTGGTGAGAAAATTTATGTAGAAGGAATTACAGCTACAGATACAATTGTAGTCTGGTATATTAGAGCTCCGCTTAAATTTACTAGCGGCAATGCAGTAACAAATGTAAGTCAAGTTTTAACTGCTGAATGCGAACTGAATCCAGCACTACATGAAATTGTTGTGGACCTAGCAGAATCGCAGTTATGGAAAATGGATGCAAAATCTGATAGAGCTACTTCTGCACAAGCCAACGCTGGAACAATGATCGAAGCATTAAATGCTAGATATGCAGGAGAAGCCCCTAGTGGAATAGGCACTAAAGGGAGATCATAATGACCTGGGAAACTTTGATCGATAGGGTTCTTACATCCTTTGGTCCAGATGTACCCAGGACAAAGGTTAAGAAGTATTTACAGGAAGCTGAAGAAGACTTTTCACTTGGAACTTATTGTCATGTAAAAAACTTTTCTTATATGCCTTATGATGGTGATGATTTTATAGAATTACCGAAAGACTTTGTAGAGCTTCAGGGCAATGTAGAATTTAAAACTAAGACCTTAGATAGAGTCTCTCATTTTGAGGACTTTTCTCGCTATAGAACTGATGGTACAATAAAAACTGGTAATCCAGATCGTTATTTTATCAGAGGTGATAAAATGTATATTTATCCAGCTATATCTTCAGTTGGATTAGTAACCTTTTCATATGTCGCAAGGCCAACTCAATTAGATGATTCTGTAACTTATAAGAGGTTACAATATGATGATCTAGAGTCTGATCAATTTTATATAGGTAATAAAATATCTGGTAGGACCTCATCAGCATCTGGGATTGTTGTAGAAAGAATTGATGTTGCTCAGAAAAAAGGTACATTAGTATTAGGATCAGTTAGTGGTGCTTTTCAAGATAATGAGGTTATAGTAACTGAAGGCGATGAGCAAGGAATGTGGCTTACAAATTTTGGGAATAGTTGGTCCACATTATTAGCTAATTGGCAAAGCATTGGATTAGGTGGTATAGCTGATGTAAATGGTGTACTCTATAATTATACTGGTATTGGATCTAGTCCAACAATACCAGAAAATTACCATGTTTATTTAGTTTGTTATGCGAAGGCAGCTTTAGCAGAAGATAATGGTGATGGAAGTGGTGCTCAATATTATCGTAATAAATATGATTTAGATAAGCAGCAGACAAAAATTCAAATAAGACATAAGGGTATCGATGGAGTTCAAACAGTAGCAGATGTATTTGGAAATGTTTATTTATGAGTTTTATCAAAATCCCAATATTTGATGGCGGCTTAGTAACTAACGCTGATCCTGAAGATATTCAAAATGATGCTGCTATTTCTAGTGTCAATTTTGAAACAAATATTCCTGGTAAATTAGTTAAGCGAGATGGTAGAGGAGCAACTACTACTTTAAGTGGGGACTTTATTGGACAAATTACTAAATGGACCAATCAAGATTTAACTAGTCCAGTATGGGTGTATTACGAAACACAAGCAGATAAAATAAAAACTTGTGCAGCAAACTTTACTGGTGCATCTGATATAAAAACATTGCACAGTGATGTAACCGATATAAAAATATCAAACTTTGGTAGGACCCTTAGATTTGCAAATGATTTATTTAGTAAGGCTGGTGTTTATCAGAAAATTAATAGAAGTTATTTTTTTGGTGGGCACACATTTAACGCTATTCACTATGACGATGCTACACCATCTCTTCCAACTACTTGGACATATGATCCCATAACAGAAATTGGAAACGGAAATCGGCAAGGAGGTTACTACTATTACATGTTTGTACCAGTATTTGATGGGGTACAAGAGCATCCACAAACAGATGGTTTTAGTTATTATAAGCTTAATAATAACGATAAAACTTTAAAAGTTCCTTTTAAAATGAGTAAGGCAACTAATGATTTCAATCCAAGAATAACCGCTGTAAATATTTATAGATCTTATTCCGCTACAGCAACTGGTAATATTGACCCAGTTTATTATTTAATAAGAACAATTCCTATTAGTACAAAATCCACCCATGAGGATGCAATGGGATCAGAGACTGCTGAAGTATTAGATAATGTTGCTTATTCAGATAAATTTCCATCTTCTGCTCCAACTGACTGGGGTGGAAATACTACATTTTATTTAGATGGTAATGAATTAAATGATGGAGTTGCTTGGAATGGAAAAACTGTAACATTGAAAGCTGGTGATACTTTTGGGTCTAGTGTTAAATGGGACCAAAGTTTTACATTCACAAAACAAGCACAGGGAGAAAATAGCCAATCAAATATACTCAATGAAAGTAGCGGTGGTTATTATGGTAAAACTATTTTATATAAAGATTCATGGTCTTGGTACTCTGGAGAAGCAAATGGTAGAGTGGCTTTCGATGATAGTCCGTCTATTGAAGAAATAGTAGTAGATAGTAAAGATCGTGTAGTTAAGTTAAGTAACCCATTAACTCAGACTGGTAGTGTTACAGTAGCTTTATCTGATGGATATCGTTACGAAATAAATAGTAATGATGTTACTTTATATTTTTACGATTATGATTATTTAGATGGTGGATTACACCCTTTAAATAAAAAGACAAAAATAACAGTAAATCACAAATACTCTGCATTTATAAGTGGAAGGCAATTTGTTGGTAATGTTCGATTAGATCCAGATGGCGATGCTGAGGACCATGAAGACTGGATTATTTATTCTGAGATGGGACAACCAGATGTTTTACCTATCGTAAACTATATACAAATAAAAGATATTCAAGGTGGTGCGATCACTGGACTAGCTAATCAGCTTGGGTCCTTAGTTGTATTTATGGAACGAGGTATTTATCGATTAGATATACCTTCAACAAATCCAGGTGATTTTAGTTTAATTGAAAGTGAAGATAACTTTGGCTGCATAGCTCCTAATTCTATAGTCACTGTCGGTTCTCAAACCTTTTTTGCTGGTGCAGATAATGCTTATGTAATGGATAGTGGATTTAATATTTCTCCAATTACTGAGCCAATTAAAAATGTTTACCAGGCGAAAACAAATTTAAAAAATTCCAAATTCTTTTATGACCCTAAAAAAGCTCGATTATTATGTCGGTTCGGTGATGATAAGCAAAACATATATTCCTTCGATATACAAGCAGCTAAGGGCGGTAAAGCTATATGGTATCAATTAGACATGGGTAGTTCAGATGTGTTAGACATATTTGCTATTGATGAAAATTTAGATGTGTACACAATTACAAACAGTTAAAGGTTAATTATGAAAGAAAATATTAAACCAGTTGGTTATGTAGAAATTGAAATTATTAAAGCTGATGGTAGCAAACATCAAGAAGGTTTTAATACAATCAGTTCTGGAATAAAAAATAAAGTAGCGGATTCATTAAGGGCGGCTTCCACAAATTTTGGTTTACTGGAAAGTGCTTTTGACAATGATGATTTTTCTTCTCCACCAACAAATGAATCAGGAATTTACATAGAAGATACTGGGTCCAGTAAATACCAAATGAAAACAACACTTCAATCTAGTTCCGATTTATCATTTGTAATAAAGGGAGTAGCTAGAGCTTCACAGTCTTACACTATTGATAAAGCTTATTTAGGGAATCAGTACTCAAGTGGAAATTTTACTTATGAATATAGCGTATACGATTTTAATCCAAATGTATCCTTATCTGATGGAGATCAGTTAAATGTTACTTGGACTATAACAATAGCAGATAATTAGGAGTTATAAATGTTTATTTTTGAAAAATTAAGTCCAGTAGGTGTTCGTGGAAACACTATTGTTGAAGTATTTGATAAGGAAGATTTAGATCAGTTAGAGCCAAAACATTATGAGAATAAAAGCAATACGATTAATAGTTGGCTTATGAAGCAAATTATTGATCAGATGCATAGCTCATCAGGAGCTACAGTTTATCAGTTAAATCATCTTTCAAATTGGTTTACGCAGAAATTACCTGGTGGAGATACAAATGATGTTGATACAGATATGGCTGGTAAAGATGGAATATTTGCTAGGGTAAATGATAAAACAGCAGAAGTTCAAGATCCAGAAGGAGGAGGCGATTATATATACGATTTTTTACTACATGAAGGTTTAAGTGGTAGTGTATCAAATAATACTGCTCAATGGGTAGCTCAAGGTTCATGGACTGGCGGTGTTGTAGGATCAGCAAGTTCAACTCTGGTTTCTTATCTTTACATGGGTAAGTATTATGGTCCTCAAGGCGGTACACAAGGAACTGGCACAAATGCTGGATTTATTAAGCCTTTTGCTGATAATAATGTCACTGATTTTACTTTAGAAGTGAACGATATTTTAAAAGTGACTTGGTCCATAACAATCGGATAGTTAATGGCTTGTTTTATTAATACAATTACTAACCCCGATTCAAGTGCAGAATTTGACCTAAAAGAGTCTGTAAATGTTACATGGACTAATAATGGTAATTGTACTGGTGTTAACTCAAAAAGAGTTACAGAGATAAAACTTCAAAGAATTATTAATAATACATGGTCTGATGTTCAAGTATTATGGACTGGAGAAACAAATGTAACTGCAAATTCTCAAACTGTAACAATACCAGATTCAGTGCCAGTTTATGATGATGTATATCGTCTTCGATTAAAATATGCTCAGATATCTGAATAAGGATGTTTAAAGATGACAGATGAAGTAATAAAGTTGATACAAGAACTAGGATTTCCAGTTGCTATTAGCATTGGTTTGAGTTTTGCATTATATAGCGTAGTGAGGTTTATTCTAAAAGAGAAAGTAGAAGATACTTTAAATAGGTTTGATGAAAAACATGCGAACCTACAGAAGCGGTTAGATAAGATTATGGATGAGCTTGGAAAAGTAAAAAAATGGAATGCAGAGATTAAATCTGATTTGAAAGTTTATATTGATATGACGATGAGGAATAAATAATGCCAGTAACTAATTATATAAATTCTGGTACTTTTAGGATACTTAGTCCTCCAACAATTACTGTTAATACTCCATCAGCTGGACCTTACCATGTAACAGATACTATTAATATTACTTGGAGCACTACAAATACAGTTAATAATCTAAAAATAGATCTATATAAATTTTCTACTTTAGTAAAAACATTATCTTCATCAACTGCAAATGATGGTAGTTTTAATTATACAATAGTCACTAGTGATCTAGCTGGTACTTCAAATTTTTATAGAATCAAAATTCAGGAAACAGATGGTAGCCCTTCAGACTTTAGCGGCTATTTTACAATTAATAATTTTCAAGCAAAGGTATTAACTGAAGCAACTTCAATAACAGAAAATTTTTCAGATACTATTACACAATTTAAAGTTATTAAAACTGCCACTGATAGCACTCAGTTTACAGATAGTATAGCTAGTAGTACTCAATTATGGAAATATATTAAAACGGAAACTGATGCGACATTATTCTCGGAAAGTATTAGTTCATTTGTACAGTCGCAGCCAGAGCCAATAGATAATATATCAATGACTGAATCTTTATCAACATCTAAGATTTCATGGAAATTTTTTAAATCGCTTCGTGATGCAACAGCGGTAACGGAAACAGTAGCAATATATATACAACAACAACCTGATGTTTTTGATGGCACATTGTTTAATGAATCATTATCAACATCAATTAGTCAATGGCAAAGAATTGTAGCTGATCAGAGTGTATTTTCAGAAAACTTTGATTATAATTTAGGATTTAATTATAGGTTATCAGATAACCCACAAATAAATGAATCAGTAGTAAGTACAACTGAATTTTGGAAACATCTTTATGGTCCTACTGAATCAACTTTAATTAGCGAGGTTTTAACTTCAGATATTCATGTCTATAAAAAATTAGAAACGATTAGTGATACTACTCAATTTAGTGTTGATAGTCTTTCACATAATGTAAGTACTTGGGAAAATAGTATAATGTCAGATGCTACTATTTATACTGAAGTAATATCCCCAGATACAAGAGTTTGGAAACATAATGTAGATAGCCTTGATTCCACATCTACCACAGAAACAGTAGTGAAAGAAACCAGGGTATGGAAACATCTAGTTGTAGCAGATGATTCAACAGAATTAACTCAATCTATAACTACTGAAACAAAACCCTGGAAAAGATTCGCAACAGAAGAAACAGTAACGACAGAGTCAGTTCAACATACTATTAGCCAATGGGCATATGTAATCAATGAAGTTTTAGCTTTTACTGAGCGTATATCTGATGTTTTTGGAGAGGCATCAATAGATGGGATAGCGTTTGTTGAATCTATTAATTCACAAATACTTAGAAATTGTAATATTAGAAAATTTCAAGATAATCCTACAGAAGATTTTAGCACATTACATAAAACTGGTTGGATCGTAACAGATAACAAAGAAGGCAAGTCTAGACTTATAAGAAGATTAAATCTAGAGTACAACAGTGCTGATCCAATTGATGTAAGTATTTATGTTGATGGCGATGATCAGAACCAAGAGTTTAATACAAGTTTTGCAGCAGATACTTCTGAAGAGACAACAAATAAAAGCGTTAGAGTTGGTCGCAGAGCTAAAAATTTTATGTTACAACTTTCAACTCCAAGCAGCAGCAATACAAATGTAACTATTGAAGACATAGAAATAGAGATAGATGATGGCAAAAATTAAAGAATTAAATCCATCTTCAAGTACAGAGACACGCAGCGTAGAAAGAACAACTGGTTGGTTTTCTATGTCTGATCTAGGTAGTAATGCTTTAATAAGAAGAATTAATATAAGATACTTAAGCGGTGATGATATAACTGTAAAATTATTTGTAGATGGTGATTCTGATACAAGTATTAATACTACAATATTTAGAGCTAATTCTGGATTAACTGGAGCCACTTTATCTGCTGGTATAAGTGACTCAGTAATTACTCTACCAACAAGTTCAACGACAAAATTAAAGGATGGTGATTGGGTAAAAATTGGTAGTGAGATAATGAAAGTAATTACCGCTGGGACCACTAGTCATACAGTGCAGCGTGGAATGCGTGGTACTTCAGTAGCAGCTCACAATAGTGGAGCAACTATTAGTTATAATAATTACCCTAGTGATTCAATAAGAATTTCAAAGAGAGCTAAATATGCCCAAGTAAAAATTGAGGGACCTAGTTCTGTAAACAGCATGGAAATAAATAAAATGGAGATTGAATACGCATGAGCAAGATTAAAGAAATAAAATCAGGACAGAAAGATTTTGATAAGATCTTAAGTAATGTAACCAGAGAAATGAGAGGAATGCAATCGGCAGTAGAAATGACAACTGGTCCTTTAAAGTCTGAAGATGTAGCAGAAGGAGAATTTAAATTTTCTTCTGTAGAAAAAGACTCTCAATCTCCTGGATCACCTTCAACAGATGAGGGAAGATTATATTTTAAGATAAGTGGAGTTTTATATCAATTAACTGGAAGTAAAATAGGAGGGTAATAAGTATGTCTGCAACTTTAGCGACTATGTCGAAATTCGCACAATATTTACCACAATTAAAACAAGGGTATGACTGGCTAAGTGGGTCTATACCAGGTGCAAAAGATTCTAGATCTAGCATGGAAAATAAATATACGAACTGGTTACAAAGTAGAAGAGTACATGGACTTGGTCAGCAGAATATAAATCAAATGATGAATCAGACTGGGACCACTGTTACTAACGCTGCTAACCAAGGCAAGGCTCAAGTCCAGGGTCGAGCAATTAGTCAAGGAATTGAAAACTCAGGAGTCGCTGCTGAACAAGCAACAGAAATAGACTCAGCACAAGTAGTGTCAATGGCTAATGCTGCTAGAAAAATTGCCATGAAAAATCAACAAGTAAAAGATAATGCGGAGCACAAGCTTGGTGAAATTGGTATGCAAAGAAGTGCTCAAGATTATAAAACTGCTTTAGCTAGTTATTCTAAAAAAGATAATGCAGCTAATCAACTATTGGGTGCTTTAGCTGGTATGGGTGATAAATATCTTAAAAAACAAGAAGATGCTGGATTGTTAGAAGAGCTACAGAAACAACCTTGGTGGTCAAGTTTGTCTCCTGAAGAAAAAGCAAAAATACTTGGGGGTATCTAATAATGGCTAATCCACTTATAGGAGATACTCCAATCCCAACACTATTAGGAGAAAAGTTTGAAACAAAGAAAAAAGGTATCGGTGACTATTTAAAACAATTTGCCGAATTTAATAACCGAAGACAAGCTGAGATCAAAACCAATCGTCAGATCAGGGAAGGTGATCGTAGGCTTGAGATGTATAAAAAAAGAATGAGGAAAAAATTATCTGTTGCAGAGCCAAAAGTGGCAGCAGATCCAAAGACTGCAAAAGTTCCTAAAAAAGATAATGCCAAAGCAATGCCTTCTTTTATACAAGACAAAATAAATCAAAGAATTGCAAAGTTAGCTGCTATCTATGGTGATAGTCCTGATTATACAACAAAGAAAAGAAAAGAAGAATTAGCATATCTAGAAAAGAAAAGATCTAAGCTGCCTTTATTAAATGTATCAAAGGATGACGATCCAAAGGAATTAGTAGATCAAAAAACAAATAAGAATAAATGGATTAGAAATCAAAATGAAACATATACTACTAAAATTGATAGTATAAATAATCTTCTTAATCCACCAACTCTTAATAAAGACCCAAAACCAAGAACAATGGAAGAAATTACGACTGCTGCCTTAAGTGGTGATAAGGCTGCACAAGATCAATTAGATAGTATTTTATTGGCCAATATAAAACCAGACAGTACAAATGTTTCTAATGCAGATACTACTACACAAGATTCAGCATTTTCAAAATTAGTTAATAAAGCAAAAGATTCTAAACTAGCTAAAAAAGTGTCAAATACTCAAAAGATTCAGAATTTTTTGAAGAAATATCAAAACGATATGACTGGACCAGAGCGATTTGACCTTAGAAGAAAGGGTATTGTCCCTGATAGGTTTAAAGATACCTACAATAACTTTAAATAAATAAGTGAACTTGGTATCGAAAGACATTGAGATCTCTTCATATACGCTAAATATGAAGGTCGTTTTAGAGGAGAATTAGAAAAAAATGGCAAATCAACAACATTGGACCCAAATCGCTTTAAATGACCCTGATATTAAGTCTTGGTATGACCAATTAAGATTTGATCATCCAAATGAGCCAGAAAATGTTTTATTACATATGGCTAATTCAATTCAAAATTATGGCAGCGGATCAGGAAATGGCTTTGATTATAAAACTGCAATTGAAAGTGGTATAAAGCCAGAGCTGCAACCTGATGGAAAATATCACTGGCTTGGTGAAACTCCAGATAAAATATTAAAAGGACCAAACCATCCAACCAGATCACTTACTGATCAATCAAGAGTTGAACAAACTATACAAGCAAATAAAGGTCGTGTGGATCAGCGGCTGCAATTAGCTGAAACTCAAAAAGAAGTAAAAACAAATTTAGTAGAATTAGTACAACAATATCCTGAAGCCAGGAATGTTATTATGTCTATGGTTAAAGATGGGGTCCATGACATTGGGACCATTGCAAAGTTAGCCAGGGAAGAAGTACAGAAAAAAAGACCAGAGTCATTGGTCCCTAAAACAAAATGGGAAAAATTAAAAACTTCTTTTTCTAGAGGTAAACAAAATATTGCTATGGATCTTCTCTGGTTTGAGTTTATGACAGGAACAGGGAAACTTGGATATAAAGATTTAGCTGCTATGACTGATGAGTTTGAAAAGCAACAAGCAGCCGATCCAATAAATGCAGATGGTTGGGTAGAAGAAATATTAATCCCTACTGCCAATTTTGCTCCAAGTATGTGGGCATCTATCAAGGAAGGTTTTAAAGGTGCAGCAATGGGTGGTGGAGCAGCAGCAGCATATACTGCATTAACACCGATCCCTGATGAACTTATAGCAGTCCCAACCTTTATGGCTACTGGTGCTCAGGCTAATGTTGCAAAGTTCTGGTATATGCAAGGTGCTGGATCTATTTATAGAGATCAAGTAAGAAAAGGTGTAAACGAAGATGTTGCTAGTTTTACAGCTTCAATAGGAGCTCTACCATATGCAATGATAGAATCTATTTCAATGAAAGGTTTAATACCAGTATCTCTTAAAAAAGAATTTGTAGATGTTATAGCTGGTGGTGTAGCAACTGGACTTAAAAAAGTTGGTGAGAAAGCTGGAGCGGAATATTTAAAACAAGTAGGTCAAGAAGTTGCTCAGGAAGTCACTTTAATAGCATCTGAAGAAACAGCAACCTGGTTAAATAATAAGATCATGGATGGATCTATACCTCAAGCAGAAGGTCAAGAAATGCTTAGTAGGCTTCGTGAAACATTTGTTGAATCTGCAAAAGGCCTGATCATACCAGTAGGTTTAGGTGGTGGTGTAAGTGCTGCAAAAGTTATAACTGATGCTGATGCTAAAAAGAAATCTGAAGCATTAGTTGAAGAGCAAGTTGCTCTTGACAGTATGAGCCCAGAAAGAGCTCAATTAACAAAAGTAGAAAAAGAAGAAAATAGAGAGACACAGCCTACTGCAAAATTAGAAGTTCAAGCAGCACTTGAATCTGAGGAGATTTCCCCAGGGTCAGCATCTATTGCTAACTATCTTTTAGATCAAGATCCAGAATTTGATAGCAGAGCTAGTCTAGAGATCAGTAACGAAGTTTTACAAATGAATGATGATTATATCATCAATGTATTAGGAAAGGATCCAGAGCAATTTTATGAAGAGGAAGGTATTACAAAAGAAGAAGCAGAGTCAGGAGAATACTTTGCGACTGGGTCAACAACTGTTGACTTTCAAAAGAATGCGACCAGGACAGCCATCAAGCTATATAAGGGTCACGATGCCGACACAATTGTCGAAGAATTCTACCATGACTTTTATGAACATATGCCAGAAAAAGATAGAAAGTCTTTTGCAAAGTATCACGAAGAGTCAGGCGATACAAGGTCTATTGAAGAGCATTTCGGCCAAGAAGGAAGAGACTATTTCTTTTCTGAAGGGATGCATGAAAAGGCTGGTGGGATAAGAGAAGTATTTGACTGGATCCCTGGACTTAAAGATATAAAGCAAACACTTACTGATCTTATTGCCAGGATCAGAAAGATCAGGGGAGCTAAGATCCCTAAGCGAATTCAGAATTTATATACTAAAGCTGGGACCAGGCAGCTTAAACCATTAACTGCTGCACAAAAGAAAAAGATCAAGGTCCAGAAGGCTCAGTTTCAATTAAGGCAAAAGCCTAAGTCTAAGGAGTTTAAAAAGTGGTTTGGAGATTCTAAGGTCGTTGATGAAAAAGGTCAGCCATTGGTGGTATATCATGGGACCAATAGAGATTTTGATTCATTCAAATTAGATGCTAATGAATATGACAAAAAACAATTCGGATTTCATTTTGGACCAGTAGAACAAGCAAATGCAAGACTTGATTACCTCACAGAAACAAATCAAATACCTAAACAAGGTCTCAATATAAAACCAGTTTATTTATCTATAAACAATCCAATAAGGTTGCCTGATATTGCACAGTGGAACCCAGGTGAGGTTGCTAATACACTTGATAAATTATATCCAAACGAATTTGGGACTCTCTATGAAGAACTAGTAGAATTTGAAATACCAGGTTCTCCATTGCATAAAAGTGACTATGATTATGATTTCGATGGAAATTTAATGTATGATGACCAAACAGCATATATTCGAGATAAAATAAAAGAAAAAGGTTATGATGGTATAGTCTACTCCAATCAATTTGAAGGAGTTGCAGGTAATTTTGGAACCTCAATAGGGCGGACCGCAAAAACTTTAGAAAAATTTGGCGAAGATTCTTACATCGCTTTTGAGCCCTCTCAAATCAAAGGCCAGTTCAATCCTAAACCTGATAAAGCTAGTCCTAAGATCATGCACCAGGTTAAGAAAAAAACTGCTGCACTAAGGCTAAAAGAAAAACCTAGATCCAAAGAGTTTCAGGATTGGTTTAAAGGATCTGAAGTAAAAGAAAATGGTAAGCCTATGGTAATGTATCATGGGACCGCAAAAAATATTGATAGCTTTAATCAAATGTCTTATTTCACACCATCTCCTAATGTAGCGAATTATTATGCCAGAGATCATAGGGGTTACAGTGATGATCCAGGTACTAAAAAAGATGCTCAGGTTTATCCAGTGTATTTAAATATAAAAAATCCTCTTGATATAAGACGAGATCCTCTAGATGCATTTAAAACTTTAGATTTAGGTATTAATATGCATCTCGATGACTGGTTAGTCACTTTAAATGAATTTTTAACAGATCATAAAAAAGAAAAGTTAACAAAGGAAGAAGATCAGCAGATAACAAATGATTTTGTTAAAGAGGTTGCAAACGAAAAACATTCTAATTATAAAATGGATAGTTCGGGGTTTACTCCTAAAGCATACGCTACAATAAATCAATTCCCAATATATAATTTTATTGATAATAACATAGCTCTAATGAATGCTTTAAAAGCAAGGGGATTTGATGGTATTGTAGCTTCAGAAGATATTATGCCTGATTATGCTGGATCTGATAAGGTTTACATAGCTTTCAATCCTAACCAAATCAAAGGCCAGTTCAATCCTAAGCCTGATAAGGCTAGTCCTAAGATCATGTTCCAGGTTAAGAAGAAACCAAAGCAGCAGCCAGGTGGTAAACCATTTGAACAATGGAGTCCTATAACAGATAAAGAAGCAAAAAATTCTCCAAGGTTAGAAATATTTCAACATCTTCAAAAGAAAAATACATTCCTTACAAATAACCCACTTGATCGAGGTATGGTTATGGTAGGTAATATTGGCCAACTTGAATTGCAAGACCAGGGAACATATCCATTTAGAAAAAGAAATGAAGGCAAAAAGACAGTCAAATTATCAGCGATCATGGCATTTGATAAGGGCCAAGGTAATGGAAATAAATTATTAGAAATGCTCAAAGAAGCAGCAGATGAAACTGGAACAATTATAGAAGGGTATGCTAAACAAATTGGTATTGAAGGACCTAACACTGATGAGTTAGCAAAGTGGTACAATAGGAAAGGATTTAATCTGCACAAATTCAATGATTATTTTGACATTGAATACATACCTGAACAATTAAAAGATAAAACTATAGAAATATCTGAACTCACATTAAAAGATTTTGAAAAAGATAGTGAGTTGGCAAAGATATCTGATGAAATAATTTATGAAAATAAAGAATATGATATTGAAATAACTCATAGAAGAGATATAAATGAGTGGTCAGTTTTTGATTTAGAGAAAAATTTTACTCTAGGTGACTTTACATCTAAGGAAGAAGCACTAGAAGAAGCTAATGCTTATATAGAGGATAAAAGCTTTGTCAAAGAGTTAGATCGTAAAGAACAAATAGAAAAAGGTGATCTAATTCCTGGTAAGAAGCCAGTAAAACTTAGTGGTAAGATGAAAAAGATCCAGTTCCAATTAAAAAGAGTTGGGACCACTAAACAATTTGTAGGATTTCCAAAAGGCATAAACACTAGATCTAAATTAAGTACACTTAGAAAACGAGTAGAAGAGTTAGCTGATCAAGGAGAAGTAGGTAAAAATTGGTACGATAATAGTGCTCAGGCAGCCTTAGACCTGGCTGGTGGAGATATGAAACAAGCTGAATTAATACTGGACTTGATCGCTGTTACCAGTGCTGGTATGCCAGTCAAATCAAACACTGGTCAAGCTGTAAAGCTTATGTATCAAATTGCTCAGGGAGATATTAAAGGTGCTGGTAGATTCCCAGCTAGAGTCGAAGGTTGGGTAAAAGCACTAGCAGAAGGTAAAAATCTTAAAGAATCCATTAATGATGCCAAGCTCATTTCATTTGCAGAGAATCTAAAGCGATCATTGACTAATGCTGATGATAATAGAGTAACAGTAGATGTGTGGATGATGAGAGCCTATGGTTTTCCAAATGAAGTTCCAACTGGAGCACAGTATAAAACTGTTGCTGAAGATGTAAGAAGGATTGCTACAAAAAGAGGATGGACCCCAAAACAAACTCAGGCAGCAATATGGGTAGGTGCTAAAGCTAGATGGGAAACTATCAATGGTAATAAAATGCCACTTAAAAAAGCTTTGCGATTAATGAAGTCTACCCCAGCATCTCAAGAAAGATTAGACATAGCTAAAGTAGACTATGCTGATGCAATGAAGATCTATGAAGGTAGAATTTCATTTGAATTTATACCTAGCACAAGATCAGATATTTTACCTGGAATACATGAAGCTTCTTATGAGCAAAAAATGGAATATCATAAAGATATGAGCGAAGTAATCACAGATGATAAAGGTAAAAACATTATAGCTAAAGAGCTAAAAATACCAGAAGTAAGAAGTCTTGATGGTCCTGGATTTTGGGAAGGTGCTGTTAGTCCATCAAAACAAGTGGAAGTTTTAGTACCATCTATAGCTTCAGCTAAAGATATAAAAGATAAAATTGATCCAAACTTTTTTAAAACAATAGATGTCCACAACAGTATAGTAGGTTTATTATTTCATCAGGATGCTATTGGAAGTACAAAAGAATTAAAACCACAATCACTAAAACAAGCAAATGCAGTTGGTTTAGTAGTTAAAGAGGGACTAACAACAGAAGAATTTAGATCTGTAAACGATCAACTAGGTGATGATTTTGGTATTATGCCAACTAATTATGGTGGTATTGTAGTCAATTTTGCAGATGAAAATGGTAACCCATTCAGTGGTATTGATAATAATACATTTTATAAAAAAGTAAAAGATGCTGCTGAGTCAGCATTGGAAGGCTCTGATAAAACTATTCATTTGCAAAGAGCTCAATCTATAGGTAAATTAACGGAGGATTATAGCAATGGCAAAGATTATAGAAGAAGGATTAGTGAAAGCGGACAGCGTAATGCTGCAACCAGGGTTTTCAACCAGGTTTCTGGTGACATCCAAAAAATCAACGAAAGGTACTCCAAAAAGTATGGCTGGGGAAACCCAGGCAAAAGCCAAAAAGTAGTATTTGCAGTTCGCCCTAAGCGGCTAATCCCCAAACAAAAAACCCCTAAACAACTAGCTGGACCAGACTCGAACTTTGGTATTGAGCTAGATCCAGAGAACTATACACAATTATTTAATCGTAAGATAGTCGATAAGATGAATCGACTCGGCTATGTTATGGATAAGTTCAAAGAAGTCAGAGAGATATCTGATGAGGAAGATGCCTACCTAGCTCAAGAATTATACATCGGTAAAACCAGAGAACTTATGGACCGATTTGAAGAAGATATATTTGGTCGTGAAGATTCGCTGCTGCCACGAATTATTAAAGCTGGTTACAGTATGGAGGATTTTGGATCATACTTACACGCTAGACATGCTTTAGAGCGTAACGAACATGTAGCTAAGATCAATGAAGATTTACCAGATGGTGGATCAGGGATGACCAATGATCAGGCTAAAGAGATCCTTAAACAATATAAAGGCGATAAAAAGATAGAAGCTTTCGCAAAGGAGTTCTATCGTAAGGTCACAAAAAGGGGACTTAGGATGCGGTTAAACAGCGGATTAATAGATCGTAAGACCTATGACTACCTTAATGATTATTATAAAGATTATGTGCCGCTTTTTGTTATTAAAGATGTAGAGAATAGGACCATTGTTGGTAAGGGGTTTAGTACTCCCCAGGGATCAGAGCTCAAGCGTGTTAAAGGATCAGCTAAGGTAAGGGGTAACCCAGTCTTTAGTGCCATCTATGAAATGATGGGTGTAATGAGAAGATCAGAAAAAAATAAAGTTGCTGCAAAGTTTTTAAACTTAGCTGAAGAGATGCAAAGTGAGTCCTGGAAAATTGAAAAAATGAGATATAGACCTCAGTTCAATAAAGATGGGGAAGTGGAATTCATGCAGCCACAATTTAAAATGGATGATAATATCCTAGCAGTTAGAAGGGATGGTGATCTGTACCTGATCACAATTGAAGATGAAGCACTTGCTTCTGGATTGAAAAACTTAGGTGCAGAAAAAACTTATAAATATTTAAATCAGGCCAATGCTTATATCAGATCTATTGTAACAACTTTTAACCCAGAATTTATTGTCACCAACTTTTTTAGAGATATACAAACAGCTTTAGTCCATCTTGGTGGTGAATACGATGGTGTAGCTAAGACTGCGGCAGCAAATGTCACTAAAGCTATGGGTGGTGTTTGGAAAAATGTACGAGGTGATAGAACTGCATATTGGTCCAAGATGTATGATGAGCTAAAAAAGGAAGGTGGTAAAGTAGGTTGGTTTGATATGGCTTCTTTAGATGAACACCAGGAAAAGGTTGAAAAAGCTTTAAAAAATGTTGAAGATGGAAAAGGTGGTGTGGTCCAAGCTGGTAAAGATTTTTTAGAGTTAATTGAACAAGCAAACGAAGCAGTTGAATCAGGGATCAGGTTAGCTACTTATGAAGCTCTGATTAAAAAAGGACTCAGTAAGAAGAAAGCTGCTCAAGCAGCGAAAAACATTACTGTTAACTTTAATAAGAAAGGTGAGTGGTCCACACTCTTTAACACATTTTATTTATTCTTTAATGCTACAGTCCAGGGTAATGCCAGAATAGCTAAGTCTATTATTAATAGTAAAAAGACAAGAATGATCGTTGGTGGTATGGTTGCTAATAGCATGATCTGGTCATTAAGGAATTACCACATGAATGATGAGGAGTGGGAAAAAAAGAATCACTGGGAAAAAGACAATTATTTAATGTGGATGAATCGAGATGGTACAGCGTATAAAGTTAAGGTCCCATATGGATATAATATATTTCATGTAGCTGGTCAAGCTATAGCAGATGGTATTCATCAAACTAAAAAGAATGGTGCTAAGTATGTAGACTATATCGGTTTAAGCAGCAGGGTCTTAAAAGCAGCATCAGATGCTGTATCCCCATTTGGCGATGGCAGCTTATTACAAGCAATCTCTCCAACAGTTCTTGATCCTATTGTACAATTAGCAGAAAACAAAAACTTTGCTGGTACACCTTTTATGAAACCTAAATATTATGATCGCAGCAAACCTAATTTTTCAAATTATTATGAGAAAAACCCACCTAGCTGGGTATCCAGGTGGACCACTGAAAGTTTATCATTAATAAGTGGTGGCCGCAGATATAAAGGTCTGATCAAAAAAAGAGATGGCACAGTCCAGGATCATACAATCCCAGGTGTAATTGATGTAAACCCAGATGCATTAGATCACATATTCGGATTTTTAACTGGTGGTACTGGAAAATTCTTTCAAAGGTCTTTTGATCTGGGTATGAACTTTTCTCAAAATAAATCTACAGAAGTATCTAAAATTCCATTTATAAGACAGTTTTATTCTAAGCCAGACCTAACTGGAGCGACAGAAAAAAGATTGATTTTTAAAATGAAATACGAAGCGAAACACACAATCTATAACCATGTTGAAGTATCTAAGTTTAAAAAATATGTACATGATGCGATCAAGTTTGGTGCATTAGCTGAAAAAGATATAAAACTAGTAAAGGATCATAATGGTAAGATGGTCCCAAAAATTATAAACGACTTTTTAAAACATCAAAGGTTAGCTAGGGGCGAAGCAGAACCAACAAAGAAAAAGAAAAGAAAAGTAGTACTATAAATAAACAGAAAGTCATGCTTTTAAATTGATATAATAATTAGGACAGCCAAAATTTTTGAACCTAAATGAGGAATTAAATGGCAAGTTTATCTGGTAAAGCTCCTGGAACAACTTTTAAAGATCTCTTACACATCTATGATGGAGATGATAATGAGGGTCTAGTATCCACACTTAAAACTATGTTTGATGGAGATGGTGCTGCAACAAATCTCCAACTAAGTACTGCAAATGTAAATATAAATAACCACGATGGGGCCACTGGCTTAATGCTTAATGGGACCTTGGTTACTTCATCCGCTGCTGAAATAAATAAATTAAATGGATTAACTCCTGGTACAGTAACAACTGCTAAGTTTGTCCTGGTTGATACAAATAAAGATATATCAGGCTTTAGAAACATCACAGCTACTGGGACCATAACCGCTGCTAACTTTATTGGTAGTGGGAATGTTCAGATCGGTGATGCTCCAGCAGATACCTTAGCTCTAAATGCGACTATTACTACAAACCTTATTTTTGAAGGATCTAGTGCTAATGATCACGAGCTTACACTATCACCAGGTAATCCTTCCGCTGATCGTACATTAACTTTACCAGATGAAACTGGGACCATAGCTACTCAGGCTCATGTGACTACCCAGGTTAATAATTTAATTGACTCTGCACCTAGTGCATTAAATACCTTAAATGAATTGGCAGCAGCATTAAATGATGATGCGAATTTTGGATCTACAGTCACAACAAGTTTAGCAGCAAAAGCTCCTTTAGCCAGTCCAACATTCACTGGGACTGTCAGTGTTAGCGGTGCTCAAGTAATAGACAAAACAAATACTGAAGCATTTCTAGTAAGAAAAGCATCAGCTGGTGGAGATGTAATGGCTGTAGATACAACTAATAATCTAGTCATACTTCCAGTAAATACTAACAGCACAAGTAACAAATTAAGATTTGTTGGTACATCTAATTCTCACATATACGGAGAAGGTTACAATGCGTATTGGACAGCTACAATGTGGCATTATGTGCAATCAAGAGATGGGTTGATGCATCAAAATGCTGATGCTTCAAAATACATAGAATTAAGGCACGATGTGAATGGTAATAATCGTATAGCTAGTAATATGTCAGATTTTAATATATATGCTGGTAACGCTGGTGTGTTTGGGTTTCTTACTAGTGGAAGCACATATGCTTATAAGGCAATAGAATCAGTCTACACCGATAATAACACTAGTGGCTTAAAATTAAACTATAGAACTGGTGGTACTGATACGACAGCAATTACAATTACTTCTGCTGGTCTTGTCGGCATAGGAACTACTGCTCCTGCCTATGATTTGCAAATTTTTAATTCAGTTGGTGCTACTATGAAACTTAGCGGAGATGCCCTTGCTGATACTAAAATTATACACTTTGGTAATACTGGTACTGTATACAATCATCATAGCATAACAGCAAACGGCAATGATGGAATAATGAAGATTGGAACGCTAGTTGATGGAGCTGGATTTAGTATAGAGCTAAGGACTAAAAATAGAGTAAGATTTAAATTAGATGACCATGCTAAAATTAGTCTTAGTAATAATGATAATGGAACAGGCAATACAGTATTTGGGAAAAATGTGGGAGAAAATAATTATGACCAAATATTAGATTCAGGTACAGATTACAATGTATTTATAGGAGAAGAAGTTGTTAATGGTGGAACTTTAGACAATGCTACTGATAATGTAGGTGTTGGATATAAATCATTATATTCATTAACGCAGGGCGATGATAATACAGCGGTTGGATATCAATCAGGTTTTAGTCTCACGACAGGAAGTGAAAATACTTATCTAGGCTGGAAAGCAGGGGTAACCACAGCTGACGGAGGACAAAATGTAGCGATAGGTAAAAGTTCTTTATTATCAAATGTAAGTGGTTATTCAAATACTGCTGTTGGTTATAGTGTTTTAGGTAGTGCTACTGGAGGAGCTAATACTTCTGTTGGAAAAGGTTCATCAAGTGCAACTACAAGCGGACAGTATAATACAGTTGTAGGTGCTAATGCTTTTTATTATAGTCAAACTGGTAGCAATGCTACTGCTATTGGATATCAATCAATGCATGGTGTTAGTGGAAACACGCATAGCAATAATACAGCAGTTGGCTGGAGGTCAATGTATTCAATTACTACTGGTAGTACTAATACTGCAATAGGTAAAGAAGCATTATATAGTGAGACTGGAGGTGGATATTTAGTTGCTATAGGTGAACAAGCTATGTACTCTCAAAATGCTAACGGAGCGGTATATAATACTGCTATTGGCTCTAATGCTAGTTATTATAATGTAAATGGTCAGCAAAATACATCAGTAGGGTATAATGCAATGCAAGGCTCATCAGGTAATTCTAATAGTTATAATACAGCTGTAGGTTATAATAGTCTGCTTACAGTTTCAACTGGAGCAGCAAATACTGCTATAGGATATAGGTCATTAGAATTGCTCACAACTGGCGGTAATAATACTGGGTTAGGTGGTCGTGCATTAAACAGCCAAACAACTGCAAGTCAAAACACCGCAGTAGGACAACAAGCTTTAAGGTATAATCAAACTGGCGGAAATAATGTATCTGTTGGTTTTGAGGCATTAAGAGGTGTATCAGGTAACTCTCATAATGACAATACTGCGGTTGGCGTTCAATCAATGAAAAGTATAACTACTGGTGGGAGTAATGTATCATTAGGGCATCAAAGTTTATATTCAAATACTATAGGGGGGAACAATGTATCTCTTGGCGTTGGGAGTATGTACACTAACACTAACTCAAGCCATACAGTTGCAATAGGTTGGAGAGCCTTAAATCAATTAAATGGCGGTGCAAGTAACAATGCTATTGGTACAAGTTCACAAAGATATAATGAAACTGGTATACAAAATACATCTTTTGGTTATCAGGCATTAATGGGGTCATCAGGTAATTCTCACAATTATAATACTGCTATAGGTGCAAGTTCACAATTAGTCATGACTGGTAGCTCAAATTCTTCATTAGGGTCTAGCACATTATCAAACGCAACAAGTGCTAATTATAATGTTGCAGTTGGCTCAATGGCACTAAACGAATTAACTACTGGCGATTCTAATATTGGAATTGGTTTAAGTGCCTCAAGGTATAATGAAACTGGAGCAGACAATGTAGCTATTGGTTTTGAAGCACTAAAAGGAGTGTCAGGAAATTCACATAGTAATAATACTGCGATTGGTTATGAATCAATGAAAGGTACAACTACTGGCAATAAAAATGTTGCAGTAGGTACTTCAAGTTTATCGGCATCAACAACTTCTATTGGAAATACAGCGACAGGCTACCACGCACTAAAAGATGTGACAACTGGTGGGTATAATGTTTCTATGGGATATCTAGCTCTAGCAAATGCAGATGGTGCAGAAAATTCAAATACAGCACTTGGAGCGTTTTCAGCTATGGATATGGATAACGATGGTAGTATTGAAAATACTTATGTCGGTATTTATGCTGGAATGGGTGGAACTGGATTAGTAACAAACAATACAGTAGTTGGAGGGTATGCTTTTAGGCGAATTGGAGATAATAACGCTACTTATAATACAGCTATGGGAAAATTCTCTATGGGTGCTGTTTGGGCAGGAGCATCTAATTACAATACTGCGATTGGTGGAGCTACTTTAAATGGGGCAATGAATGGAGCTCATTATAATACAGCACTGGGATATGCAGCATTAAGGAGTATAACTACTGGTGATAATAATATTGGAATTGGTTCAGCAGGGGGTCTGAACATAACAGAAGGTTCAAGCAATATTGCAATAGGTTATGAATGTGGTAACGACATGACCACCACTTCAAATACAGTTCTTATAGGATATAGAGCAGGATATGAAATAAATGATACTGGTGCTAATGGTACAGTAGCTATTGGTTATCAGGCATTGGAAGATTTAACGAGTGGTCATAGTAGTACAGCATTGGGATATCGAGCAGGAAAGAATTTAACAACTGGATATCAAAATACATATTTAGGGTTTAATGCTGGTTTATCATCTGATGTAGGTTTGTTTAATACAGCAGTTGGTGCAGAAGCCTATAATGATGCTGTTGGAGACATGAGAAGTAATACAGTTGTTGGTGCAGTTGCTGGTGGTTTTGCCAATGTAAATTCTGATAATAATACAGTATTAGGAGCATGGGCGTTAAGAAATGGTACTGGTCAAATTTCTGAAAATGTAGTAATTGGTTCTGAAGCCTGTGATGGTTTAGGAACTAACAATCCTAGTATGGTAAAATGTACTTTTATTGGTAGACAATCAGGTAGTGGCACTTGGGGTTCAAATGGTGTTAATTATAATACAGCCGTAGGATATAACACTATGCCTGGTGGTTTAGATGGGGCACAACATAATGTCACAGTAGGATACTTTACTTTAGCAAGTCTCACTACTGGTGATTCTAATATTGCACTAGGTAGTTTTTCATTAAATGATTTAGTTAGTGGTTCAAATAATATTGCCATCGGGCATAATGCAGGAGCAAATGCTACTGGTAGCAATTCACTCTCAATCGGAACTAATGCAAATTATAATTTAACTTCAGGTGCAAATCAAATTTCAATAGGGCATGAAGCTGGTATGGCTTTAACCACAGCTGCAAATTCAACTTTTATAGGATACCACGCTGGTAGAACAATCACAGGAGGAAACAATGTTGCAATAGGAGATAGAGCCTTTGCTAATACAGATTCAACTGATAACTCATCAGGTGCTTTAGCCTCTAATATGAATGTCGCAGTAGGAAACTTTGCGATGGGCGGAGCAATAAATAATACAGTAACTGGAGCAGTTGCTATTGGATATTATGCTTTAGGTTCTGCAGCTTGTGGAACTTCTGCTAGTGGTGGAGTTTACATTGGTAAACGAGCTAATCTATATAATGGTGGTGGACAAAATATCGCTATTGGCGGAGATGCAATGATGGATGCCAATGGTACAGAAACTGGAAATGTTGCTATTGGTGTTGCTTGTATGGATAATGTAGATAATAATGCTTCTGATTTTAATACTGTTGTAGGAAACTATGCAGTTAGAGGCGGTACTGGAACTTATGCAGAAAATGTTGCAATGGGATATGAAGTTCACGATGGTACAGGTAACCAAGATGTTTCAAGAGAAGTAATGCTTGGAAGACACGCAGGAGGAGGAACTCTTGCTGGAAGCTGTCTTGGGAGTATTGGTATTGGACATGGAGCATTATCAGCAAATAATCGGGATTCTAATTACAATATTGCAGTTGGAGTATGGTCTGGAAATGTTATAACGACTGGCAATAATAATATATGTATTGGTGTTGATTCAAACCCATCTGCCGCTGATGGAGGTAATCAAATAGTTATAGGTTCATCAACAACTGGACTAGGCAATAATTATGCAGTTATTGGAAACGCTAATGTAACAAGATTATATGTTGCTAGTGATGGAGCTGGTGTTTTATATGCTAATGGTACTATTCAGACTTCAGACAAAAGATTAAAAGAAAACATTAAAGATACTGATTTAGGATTAGACTTTATAAATAAGCTAAGACCAGTTAAATATAATTACATTAAAGACAAACAAGATGGAAAAACAAAATATGGAATTATTGCTCAAGAAGTACAAGAAGTTTTAAAAGAAAGCAACAATGAAGATTTTGCTGGTATTAAAGATAGTGATGAATATTTAGGAGCTGATTACAATCAGTTTATAGCACCATTAATGAAAGCGGTACAAGAGCTGAGTACCCGAATTGTTCAGCTTGAGAAACAATTAGAGGACAAGTAAATGAGAAACTATAAAGCAATGAAAGATGCTAAAAGTTGGTCTGTAAAGAAAGCTAAAGTTGTTACTAGAGAAGCTGTGTCTGAAGTCAAAGATGACGATGGCAAAGTAGTAAGACAAGCAATAGCTGAAGAATCACAAAATGAATTACAGTTAGTTAAAAAGCAATTTGATGGATCTACTGGTAAAGCAATGGATGATTTAGTAATGACTTGCGAATTAAGCATGATAGCTAATGATATTGTTAGTATGAAGTCTAGAATTTCAAATATGCAAAGTGAATTAGATGACATGGAATTACTAGAAAAAGACTTAAAAGCACTTTAAATAATAACCCTAAAATAAGGAGAACAAACCATGGCTAAAGAATCCATATTAGATTTGGAAAAAAAGCTAGAGGAACTAAAAGAGCAGCAGAAACAAACTGAGGCTACTTTTCACCAGATCGCTGGTGCTATTGCTGTTGTTGATGGAATGATCAAAGAGCAGCAAGAAGGTTCTAAGTCTAAGAAAAGTGGCTAACGGACTTAAAATACCGCCATTACCTGAGAAGGTGAGTGATTATCGTTCCCAATTATGGGTAGAGGTTCACCTTCTCAGGCATGATGTAGAAAATTTGAAGCGAGATAGATCTCGTTTAAGTGCTTTAGAGACTGATATCTCAAAAGCAAAAACCTGGACCAAAGCTACAGCATATTTCGCTGGAGTGATCCTGGCTGGGTTAGTATCTGTATTTAAAAAAATAGGGAGTATGTAATGCCAATTGGAAATAAGTCAGCATATTTAAATGCTGTTAAATCAAAGATTAAATCAAAGAAAAAGAAAAAAATTAAAAAATTAAAACCTAAAGATTAATAAATGGAATCAACATTTTTAGAATTATATGCTGAAGGGGGCATGATTGCAGTTGTAGGATCTATGGCTGTTTTTATGCTAGTTAACCAGGTTAAACAAGGTAATAAACTTTCTGAGAGCATTAGAGAGCTCGTAGAAGAAAATGCTAGTCAGTCTACTACAATAAAAAATGTAGAAGGAATACTACTTAAGCTTTTGGATCGGATCCAACGAGAGTCAGAACAAGCTACAGATGAAAGGTCCAGGAGACACGAAGATTTAATAAAGGAGATCTCTGATCTCACAGCAGATTTAGCTGAAATAAAAGGAAACATAAATAGAATAAATGGGAGACATTAAATATGGAATGGTTATCATTAAGTAACGGAGCATATATGCTTGTTATAATATTAGGGGCAGCAGGGACAATGGCCGCAGTTCGTTATAGGCCGCTTATAAAAGAGGTTAAAGATGTTGCACAAAAATACCACGATGCAAAAAAAGATGGTTCAATCAGCAAGTCTGAGAAACAAGCTATAGCAAAAGAATGCATGGATGTCATCGTTAGTCTAGGTCGATTAATCTGGAAGTTCTAATTGATTGATATTTCACAGATCAGGGACCTTACATTAAGGACCCTAACTAAGCTTGGTCCTAAGTACGCTAGTAGCGATGCTATAGATCTGCTGATCGGCACTGCTATTATAGAATCTAGATTTAAATATATTAAACAATTAGGTGATGGTCCAGCTAATGGCTTTTGGCAAATAGAAAGCGATACAGCATTAGATAATAATACTAATTGGCTCAGATTTAGGCCAAAAACGCTAAGTAGTTGTGTAAGTGCTACCTATGTCCCATTAAGGTATTGGGCAAAGGGAACTAAGAATGAATGGAACTTTCTATTAAGAACTAATTTAGCTGCTGGAATAGTTCATGCTAGAATTAAATATTATAGGGTCCCACATCCCATCCCAAAAACATTAGAAGGTCAGGCAAAATATTGGAAGCAGTGGTATAACACTGAGCTTGGTGCTGGTGATCCAGAAGAATATATAGATCAAGTTTCAAAGTATCTTTAGGGATCCCAGGGGGGAGAGGTTTGCTGTTCTCCGCTCCCCCCATGTATTAAAAATGTATTAGATTCTATGTAGTTCTATGGAAAAAATAGTGGCAATATAGTGGCAATGATTTTAACAATTTTCAAAAGATCCTCGACAAAGCGATGATAGTCACTGTCGTGACATCGTAGAGGTCGAGAGTTCGAATCCCTCATCGCCCACCACTTTCCCCTCGACAAACAGTAAACTGTTCTATTTTATAATATGCCATTGTATGCAGTAATATGTCATAAATAGTGGCAATATAGTGGCAAAATAATTTCTTATTCTTCAATTAAAAAAGCTATTTTAGAATGAACTCTTTGAGATCTCCAATCAATTTTATTATAAGAAATAGCACCTACAAAGCCACCATCCTTACACTTATACATTAGCTTAGTTGGTATATAATGATTACCAATCATATCTTTAATAGCACCAAATACAGTTGGTAGTGTTTTTGCAATATTTTGAAGCTCATCTTTACTATCTTGGTGTAGTATGCCATCAATAGGGTGTTTGCTCATATCGGGATATTTAGTGCCAACATCCCACATAGCTTTTAACTGTCTTTCAGAATAACCAAGTATTTCAGATTGTGTTCTTAAGTTGTTAACGCTCAATATAGTTCTACCTAATACTCCAAAAGATATCCAATGTAATTCAACTTCTGTTTGGTAATGAAATTTCAAATCATCCCAATGTGATGACTCTGGAGTTTTAAGATTTAAAGATTCTTTTAATCTTAAATTTTCTTTCTCTAGGTTAATTATTTTATCTTTCTGTAATGCAATATGATCTTCATAAATATTAGTATTCACGATTTCTTTTTTCCTTTCTTTTTTTGGCTCATCATCTAGTTTGTTTGTACTATAAACTGATTGTTCAACTTCAGGGTATTCTTTTATTAATCTACTAAGAACTCTAGTGGATGGATTGCGTTTACTGTGTTCATAAGTATGTATAGACATAGCAGACACACCCAATTTATTGGCTAACTCTTCTTGAGTTAAACCAGCCTTTAACCTCACTTTGCGAATTATATCGCCTATATTAATAGTCATAAAAAACTCCTCTTTTTTTTTGGTATGTGTGTTTTACAAACAAATTCATCATTTGTTTATATATGCTAATATAGGTATAAATATGCTAATGTATGTAGTTCTATGATAGTTTATTATTGTATAAATAGTTTTATATATATTATAATAGTTATACAAAATCACACAAAACATACAAAGAAGGAATTTTTATGGCAGCACAATTAATTACTATTCAAGAAGCAGCAAAACACATCAGTATGTCGGTAGATCATATTAGACATTTGATTAGAACCGAGCAACTTAAAGTATACAAATTCGGTTATCGATCCCATAGAATTGACAAAGCAGATTTAGATCATTATATAGAGTCCAGCGTAATTTAATTGAAAGATGGATTTAAGCATCCAGACCACGATGGTGAGTTTATTCGTAAGAAAGGCGGCTGGGGACCATACTTTAAGTTCCTCAAGAGCTATACTACTTTCAAAAGAACCACAAAAAAAATTGGTAGGAACGAACCATGTCCTTGTGGTTCTCAAAAAAAATATAAGAAGTGCTGCCTATGAAAAATAATGACAAGCCAGAAAACATTATAGAAGCTTTTCTAAATATGGCCCCTAACCTAAATAGAAAAGAAGGTAAAGCCAGAGCATATGCTAGAGATTCAGATTTATATCTTAGGTATTGCGTTACTTGTAAAAATGTGTGGGAACATGGAAGTAGAGCTGATAGCGATAATAAACATACTATATACTATGAAGATTTTCCATCATTAGGTAAAACCAGAGAGCAGTGTAATAAATGCAAATAAATAACAACCCCCGAACCACCGCATTCCCCTTCCTTCTTGTGTGTGTATATACTGGTGTAGGGGGTTGTTTAATTTGAAAACATTAGGATCAATAATAAAGGAGATTGATATGCCCCAACCAATGGAACAGCAGCCAGTTACAAATACAATGAGCTTAGACGAAGCTAAAAAACTTTTAGAAAAAGAAGGGTATGAGGTTAAAAATGAAACCACTCCTGATCCTATTAAAGAAGAACCAAAAGAAATACTACAGCCTGATTTTCAAATTTATAATAGGGACCTTGCTAATGGTCGATTTTATTTTTTAGAAGGTGATGATCAGGAGACTGATTCTTGGGTCCCATCAGTTACTACGCAGCTAGGATCTATACATAAGGGTTTTGGCTTTAATACCTGGAATAGAAATTATGGCCACCTAGCTCCTAGAGAGAGAGATGCTAAGGCAGTAAAGGGATCTCATGTGCACTTCTTAGCTTTAGAAAGAATGTGCCGAGGTGAAGAAGTCACTGAAAATGATATCCAAGAATATATTATGAATGATACTAATAAAGACTGGAGGTGGTCCTATAAGAATATTCATAGTTACATGCATTCTATTCGTAGATACTTATGGTCCTTTCAGCAATTCTGGATTGAGCATGAGCCTACAGTTGTAGCAATTGAATATCCTATCTATCAGCCTGATATAAAGTTAGCTGGGCGATTAGATATGATTGTAAAGATGAAGAAGACAAAGGCAGCAAAGAAAGAATCACTAGTTTTAGTGGACCTTAAGACTGGCCAAAAATATTGGACTCATGGGATACAAAACAGTGCATATAAGGTAGGTTGGGAGCTAGATCATCCAGGACTTAAGATAGACTATATTGCTTCACTATATGTAAGGGACTCGTTCAGAAATGATCCTACCTATGATCTGTCTTATCAAAAATTTGATTACGAGTCTTTTAAGGCAGCATCAAAGTTGTGGCACAAAGAAAATCAAAATGTAAAAGGCAATGTAGCACCAACTCTTAAACCGCAGCCACCTAAAACATTTAAACTTTACTAAATAACGAAGGAGAACCATATATATGGCATTTCAAAACAATAGTCCTTTTCCAAAAGCTGGTGGCAAATTTGAACACAAGCCTGGATCAGGATCTATATTCAAAAACCCAGACTACAATCCACAAGGTGATCCAGAGGACTCTAATAACTTCTCTGGGAATATCACTATTAATGTGAATGGTAAGATCTGGAAGGGTCGCTTGTACCCTAAAGCACCACAAGGGAAAACAGCTTACACTAGAGTAAGTCTTTATGATCCTGAAATGGTAAAACAGCAAGGTGGTAGTCAACCTCAACAGCAGCCGCCACAGCAGCAACAGCATCAACAAGCTGCTGCACCCCAAGACGATTTGCCCTTTTAGGCAAAAATGAAAAGAGAAGGTTGACATACCTGGCCCCTCTTGATTGGCGTTAAGAGGGGCAAAAAATTTAATTAACAAAGGACCACATACTAATGAAATTACAGAAAACAGCAATAGACGGATACAAAGCAGAACTAGCATTTAAATCTCTATCAGAGTCTGCTGGTTTTACAGTTCATAGATCACCACCAGTATACGATAGCAAAGAACACTGGGACCTACAATTATCTGTGAAGGTCGATGTTAAAGCTATGAAAAAGTTAAATAGGAATCACAATACCCCCAATCCTGAATGGCATTGGATTGAGATCAGCAGTGCATATGGAGATGGTAAAGGTTGGGTCTATGGATCCCACGCTGATATAGTAGCCTTTGAGATGCCAGAGTCATGGATCTTGGTCCAGATAAAAACGCTTCAGGAATGGCTATCAACTAAGATTGAGAAGACATGGGTGGCTAGGCCAGAAGAAGCTCAATATCGGCTATATAGTCGTAGAAAAGGTGAAGTAATTACCCTGGTAGAAACTGAATGGCTAAAGACTATAGGTAAGGAGATTAGTAAGCATGTTCGTAAGTAAGAAATATTATAATCAAGTAGTAAAACATCTAGAAGCTCAAGAAAAGATGAACAAGGAATTTAACACAAAGTATGATCAGTTATTTCAGAGTGTTAAAGCTATTGTTGAAATTTGTCAAAAGTGGAATAAAGGTAAAGTAGGAAACTTAAGAGCTATTAATTCTGTAGCTGCACTATTTAATCTTGATAAGCCTCAAAAAAAGTATAAGTGATGGAACTTAATACTACTCGAAAAGGGGCAATAGGTGAGCTTATCGTAAAAACTGATTTATTGAAATACTATAATATTTACTCACCTGAAGTAGACGATGATGAAATAGATCTCGTGGTTGAGGTTAGGCCTAAAGTATTTCAAACAGTAAATGTAAAGTATGTCTATAAAGCAAAAACGAAGACATCAATAGAGGTTAGGTTTGGTAAAAAGCATCCTACATCTAAAAGAGTAGATGTTATGGCAATAGTTTATGAGCCAGTAGGAGTTGCTTATTTACCTTACCAAGATATGGGAGCACCACAAAGTATTAACCTGGCATTGTACACTGCTGCAAACAACCAAGATAAACTTAGACATTTTTTCTATCAATATATGAGATACCCAGAATTTGAATAACATATAAAATGATAACAGAAGGAGATATAATTATGGACCATTTATGTGAAGAGCATTTCGATACAATCGATTATCTAATGAGCGAAGGATTTAGTGGCTCGTTAACAAGGATACTAATGGAGGATCATGAGCTTACAAATGAAGAAGCAAATAAAGTAATAGAAGCCTATGAGGATATGAATTCCAGAAGGAATAGGATGGCTACTCCAGGCAATGAAAACATTAGCAATGCAATTAAGGGGGACATCTTAGCCAGGCTAAATAACGGAGCACATCATCAAAACAAAGCTGATATAGATCTAGACATGATTATGAATGATCCTAGAGATTGGCTGCAAGAGGCATATGAAGAAGCTTTAGATCTAGCATTCTATTTAAAAGCAGCAATGATCAAAAGAGGAGACTATAAAGGACCAAGGCTTAAAACCTTAGATAAGTAAAGGGGGATTTATGCATAAGAAGGTAACTAAAGAAATGGTAGAAGATTGGCTTAGTGGAATTGAAGAAAGAAGGGGTGAAGAAGCAATTAAAACAATCATTGAAATAGCTAATTCAATATTTGATAAAGAACACTGGACACCTGAAATATTACACAGAGATATAAGCCAATCCTGGGAAGTTAGGGATATAGAAATACCTGATGAAATCATAATGGAGTATCTACACGATGAAGGACCAGATATACCAAATGCCTGATCTAGGTAAAGGATATATCTATTTAATGAGGTCCCTACAAGATCATTGGATCTGGGAAGATAAGCCAGTAGCCAAAGGCCAGGCATGGGTAGATATGCTGCTATGGGCATCCCATCGAGATCGTGAAGCACCAGCTATAGAAGGCTTCGTACAGATCAAAAAAGGAGAGTTTATTCGCACTCAAAGACAGATGGGTGAGAAGTGGGGATGGTCCAAAAATAAGGTAAAGAGGTTTCTCGAAGTGTTACAGAAGGCGGACATGATACGACTCAAAAGCGGGACAAAAACGACCCATGTATATATCTGTCAGTACGAGACTTACAGAGATATGGTACTCAAGAACGGACCAAGAACGACCCAAGGACGGACCAAGAACGGACCAAGGACGGACCATAACAATAACTTAGAAGTAATTAAAGAAATTAAAAGTAATAATAAGTCTGCAAAGGTAAAACCTTATGCAGATAGAGTTCATAGCTACTTTATGAGTATTGATGATACACTGATCAGTACATGGAAAGAAGCTTATCCTAATGTAGATATACAAGCACAGTCAGCTAAGGCTAAGGCTTGGCTGATCAGTAACCCAAGTAAGGCTAAGAAAGACTTTTCAAAGTTTATGAATAACTGGCTTAGTAGATCTATGGAAATGCCTGGTCAAGTCAAAGCACATAGTCCTACTACCCCCAAAGTGAATAACTATGTTTGTTATCAGTGTGAAAAGATGGTACAGTCTGAGAAAGATATGCATCAGATTAAATGTACTCACTGTAATGAGCATTCACTATGTCATCCTTACGAACTACCTTACATGAGGGAACATATTGGCTAGTATCTTCAAAGTAAAGTGGGTCCCTAAAGCTCAGGCTAGACATAGACATACTAGATCAGGACATGTGTATGATCCTAGCAGCAAAGATAAAAAAGAATTTTTAAAACTTATACTTAACCAACTCCCAAAAGAACCGATTAAAGACCCGATTGCAATCTCGATCACATGGGAACTCCCTTATCCAAAAAAATGGTTAAGGACTGGCAAATATGAAGGGTTGGTTAAGGATCAGGCTCCTAGTGTACATAGCAGTAAGCCTGATATCGATAATCTAGAGAAGTTTTTATTTGATAGTTTGAATGGGAAGTTATTTGTTGATGACTGTTTGATATGGTTAGTAACAAAGCAAAAGGTCTATTCAATAGAACCAGGTGTAACTATAGAAGTGGAGATAAGTAATGAAAGAAAATACAAATATATCAGTCACAGACAATGTGGATGTTAAGTTGAAAGAAGTAGATCCTATTTCTGATATCTTATTTAAGAAATTAAATAGGATGGAAGAGATGATTGAGCTAGTGGTATCTGGCCTAGAACAAGATAAGATCATTGTAACTACTGCATCTACAGATGATGTTAAGAAAGCAGTCTGTGATGCTTTGATGAAGTATCATCATTTGTTTAGCAGCAAACTAGCAGAGTCTACAATTAATAACATATCAACTGATGTACTAAATACGCTTAAACAGAAATGAATATAGATCATAAAGAGTTAAAGATAATTATGAATGCTTTGAAGACTTATAGAGATATGCGTAAATCGATGAAGTTAGGTGATTGGAAAGAGGTAGATCAATTACTTGAAGATATTCGTAATGCAAAAAAGAGAAGAGGTATTTCTTGAAGAATAGAGGAAATGTGCTTGATTATTATTTAGTGAAGCAAGTGTACAAGGACCTGATCAGAGACAAGGAAAGTAAAGGAGAAGATGCTACAGTCTTAAGAAGCAGACTAAATGCAATCAATAAGAAAAAATGGGATCGGATTCTAATTGGGTAGATAATAGCGATCTAATCGCAGTCTATACTAAATCACAACAAGACTATCCTAAAGGTATGGGCCTAAAGCATAGTCATTTTGTAAAGACTTGTGTAGTAGGGAAAAAGCTATTGATTAATTGTGATCGGGATGAGTTAAATAGATTAGTTGTAGCGTTGCGAAAACATTGGGCTCACTACCAACATAAGTTTAAACAAAAAAGGCCCATTTAAGGGCCTTCTTCGCTGCTGATCTAATAAGCTAATTGGTCATGTGCCTACTTATATAATCTCTTAATATAATTCCGATCATCTTCTGTAGGCTAATGCCTTGAGTCATTGAATGTACTCTAAGCAGATTCCTTTCTTGCTTTGAGATCTCTATCTTTGTTTTTAATGCGTTCACTGCTGCCTCCTTATTTAATTGAATTAACTGCTTTATGTGCAGCTTCTTGGTTAGTTTGTTTTACATATGATTTTAAAAGCATCTTCGTAGTAGTATGTCCAGTCATTAGTGTAATATCATCTGGCTCATACCCAGCTAGACTAAGCTCAGTTATGAATGTATGTCTAAGTGAATACATTGGTGTCTCTAACTCACCATTGCTGTACTGTAAACATAGCTTCTTAAATCTCCTAGTCGAAGCATCTCGCTTACCTTTAGTTGGTAGTAAACCAAAGCATTTATCGCCATACTCATTGAATAGTTTTTCTAGATTCTTATGTACTGGTATCTTAGCTACAACACCAGTTTTAGATCTTGGTCTAACTATGTGTAATTGACCTGGTTCACCTTTAATTACATCTTTAGTCAATTGAGTAATGTCTATTGGTGATAACCCAGTGTAACGAAACATGGTCCAAAAGATATAATCATTCTCAGTGTGTTCATCAATAATGTTATCTTTATTGATAAGCTTTGTAACGATCTCACTAGGAATAAATACATACTCGTTCTTCTTCTGTACCTGGTTAGATGGCTTGTTACATTTATCAACTGGATTAAATGTGATATAACCAACATTAACACAATGATCCATTAACTGAGTTATTGATAATAAATTCCTCAGTACAGTACCAGGAGCTTTGCCCTGATCAAGTCTGTGACCGATAAACTTATTCATCATCTTAACAGTAATATCTTGAACATTAATATCTTCACCTAAAAACCCTTTTAGATAATTTATATCACGATCAAAATGCTCAATCCAGTGATCAGATTTCTCTCTCTTCACCTCATTCTTAAACTCAATAGCAGCTTTATTAACTGATATTAGTTTATTGTTAAGTGGTGTATTAATACCATCTGGTAAGTAAGTAGATAAGTAAACTGCTAATTTAACTTTATCTTCATATGGTAATTTATCAGATGCTTTAATAACAGACTGATAATCAAATTGGATCATGCCCTTGGATTTGTCTGCTATCTCAAACTCTGCTGCCTTTATCTCAGCTAGTTTTTCAGCTTTTCTCTTACCATAAATACTTACTTTTATCTTCGTGGATCTCTCTTTTTTATTTCCCAAATGATCATACCAATAAGCGTGGTAAGTATCTGCTTTTAATCTCGTTGCTGCCATGATTTATACTCCTTCTTTATGTATTTACACAATAATATACATATGGGAGCCTTGGGAGTCAAATAATAGTTTAATTAAGTATAAAAATAAATAGTCATTGAATTTGTTTGCCGAGGATAAATATAGTGATTTAGTTTCTTGTTTATAAATGTATAATATTAGTTTAATAAGCCATAGAGAACAATTTTGAAAAAAATCAGGTATTTTACTAAACAAAAAGAGAATCGCTGCCACCATAGGGTAGCGTTTCACGAGGAGAACATATGTTATTTAATCATTTTGCCACTATATTGCCACTAACATGAGTAAGCCAGGTAATCCAGCATGGACCAAGGGAACTAGTGGTAATCCAAAAGGCAGGAAGCCACAACATTTTGGTAAGTTTTTAAGGGATCATCCGAGCATACCAGTAGTATTAGAGAAGATCATTGGTGCTGCTATGGATGATGATGATCCTCGTCAGAAGGATGCATGGAAGCTGATCGCTAACAAGATAGCTCCTGACCTGAAGAGCCAAGAGATCCAGGCAGATGTGAGTAGTCATATAGGAGTGATAGCTCTGCCTCAGAAGAAAGATATAGACCCTACCCCACTTCCCTCTATAAACGACCCCTCGATATCAAGTCCCCAAAAAAAATTAGTAGCCCCAGAAAAAGTCCTCCCAGAAAAAGACCCCCCACTTCCGAAATAGGGGACCCAAAACAGACTTATGGAACCAAGGATAAAATATACCAATGAAAGCTGATGCAAGATCGGTTAAAATGGACCGAGTTGACGATAACTATATTGTGCGTATCAATATCAGGGCTTTGCTTTACTTGCTTACTCTTGTCGCTTCGGCTACTTATTACTGGTATAATACTCAAAGCAAAATTGAACAGCTTCACCTGGATGTAACAGAGCTACATGAGAGAGTCCTAAAATTAGAATCAAAGCATGAACAAGAGATCGCCAAAGTAATGAAGTGGTACGAAGAGCTTTCTATTAACCCTTTAACTGGATTTAAGAAAAAGAGGACCAAATGATAGATGCAGATGATCTAAATGACTTAGTCGATGTTTTCGGGGAGCCTGGACATACTTTAAAAGCTGATGGTTTTGATGATTGCGTAATTGGCATAGATGATAAACAAAGACTGGTTTACAGTATCGAAGCATGTTTAAGAACCTTAGTTGATAAGGATGGTATGACAACAGCAGATGCAGCAGAGTATTTCGAGTTTAATATATCTGGGGCCTATATGGGTGACTACACTCCAGTATTCATTTACAGCGAATTATAATGGAAGAGCGTATAATCTGGAAACCCCATGAGGGACCACAGACTGAGGTCCTACAAAGAATGGAGTCAGAGATCCTTTTTGGTGGGTCCAGGGGTGGCGGTAAAACCGAGGCTATGACTGTCTGGATGGTAGAGCCTAAATATGTAGCTAATCCTAGATACAGAGGTCTAGTAATCAGACGAAATTATGATGATCTAAAAGATTGGATTGACCGAGCCAAATTCATGTACAGATACATGGGGGTGAAAGTCACTGGTAACCCAGCTCAGTTTGAATTCCCATCAGGAGCGAAGATCTGGACTGGCCACTTGTCAAACGAGGATGCCTGGACCAAGTACCTGGGGCAAGAATATCAAAAGATAGCTATTGAAGAGCTCACACTGATCCCAAATGAATTAGACTATTTAAGGTTGATATCATCAGCCAGGAGTACAATACCTGGACTCACATCACAAGTTTTAGGAACGACAAACCCAGGGGGCCCTGGACATGGTTGGGTTAAGTCTAGGTTTGTTGAGGTAGCACGAAATAAAACCTACTTTGATAAAAAAAGCAAAAAGTCACGCATTTTTATTCCAAGTAAGGTAACAGATAATCCAACTTTGATGAAAGAAGATCCAGAGTATATTGACAGCTTGAAAGCTTTGCCTGATGAATTAAGGAGAGCATGGCTGGATGGAGACTGGGAAATATTCGCTGGTCAGTTTTTTCAGAAATGGAGATATGATGTACATGTTGTTGAGCCTTTTGATATACCAAATGATTGGTTTAGATACCGAAGTATTGACTATGGCTTTGCTGCCCCATTTGCTTGTGGCTGGTGGTGTGTAGATCACGATGGGAATATATACTTATACAGAGAGCACTATGTTGCTGGACAAGAATTAAACTATCACATAGATAGAATTTTGGAGTTATCGAAAGATGAGAAATATATGATGACAGTTGGTGATCCTTCCATGTGGATTCGTAACCCACAAAACACGAATAGATCCGATACTGCTGCACCAAGTAATATGAGTATTGCCGACATCTTAGGTAGGCATGGAATAAATGTAATCAAGGCAAACAATGAAAGAATAAATGGCTGGAACCTTTGTCGGCAGTACTTAGATCATGATGAAGAAAAGGGTCCTAGAATAAAAATTTTTTCCAATTGCACTGAGTTTATTCGATCCATACCTACCTTAATCCACGATGATAAAAGACCAGAAGATTTAGATACAACTGGTGATGATCACCATGCGGACCAAATGAGATATTTTCTACACTATGTTGGTAGGCCTAAAAGAGTTGTGCAGCAGCCTTGGCTGCAAAAAGAATTAGATAAGTTACTAGCTGATGAAACAGATGTTGTTGGGATAAGAGATTGAAGCTTCAGGTTTTTAATTTTAGAACAAAACTATGGGAAGAGCAAGATATTGAATTATCTAAAGAAGATATAAAAGCAGAAGAAAAAATAGTAAAAAATTTAAGTCCAATTGAGTTGATGGATTATCATCAAGCTTGGATATCAATTATAAACACAATCAACATAATGAATGAGGGCAAACATGTCTGAGGATCAGGGTAAATACCAACCAAGTAAAGAAGAACAAAGAATTATAAAGCGTACAGAGAATATGTTTGACATATCTCATAAAGCAAAACAAAACACTGCTAAAGTGTGGAGAGAAGCAGAGAAGCTGTACATGGGCGATCACTGGGGGGGCATGAACATGCCTAATTACAAGAACCAGGTTACTTTAGATCTTATAGCTAGTGCTATTGATACTATGGTCCCGATCCTATCAAGTAGGCCACCTAAGATTGACATAATGCCAGTCAATCAAGATGAGGTAACAGTTAGTGCTGCACAAATATTACAAAAACAAATAGATGAGCTCTGGGTTGTTAGGGATATGCAAAACCTAATACCAGACTGGCTCCTCGATTATTTAGTATATGGTAATGGTATATTAAAAGTCCATTTTGGTAGTGATGATCTTCCAGATGCGGATGTTGTAGATCCTTTCGCTTTTTATGTTAACCCATCTGCAACAAAGCTTGAAAATGCCGAGTATGTTGCGTATGCAGCCCCGACTCCGCTCTGGGAGATCAGAGATAAGTACCCTAATGGTAAATATGTTAAAGGACAATCAGAGCTTGATAAATATCAAGCATTAAAAATAAATGATGTCCAGATAGGTGGTAATAGTATTACGCAAGTTACTGATACTAAAGGAACTGAGACTAACTACTATGAAAATACCAATAGAGCAATGAAAGACCTGGAAGAGAGAGCTCTGATCATAGAATGTTATGCTAGAGATTATTCAAAAGAATATGTTGAAGATGAAGAAGGGAAGAGAGAAAAACCAAAGTATCCTGGTATGATCAGGCAAACAACGATCTGTAATGGTGTGCTGCTTTATGATGGTCCTACAAAATACCCATTTTTTAACAAGGATTCCCATGTGGCTCATCCTTTCCCATTCGTTATGCTTAAAAATGGTGGGTCCGCACATTCATTCTGGGGAAAGCCAGAACCGAAAAGATTAAAACCATTAAACTTAAGCTTAGATCGTTTAACTAGTCAGATCTTAGATAACATACATTTAACTGCTAACCCTATGTGGGTAGTAGATGAAACAACAGATGTTGTAGATCAGATAAGCAATAAGCCTGGCAGCGTGATCCGAAAGCGTGGACCAGGAGCGGTAAATATGTCACAACCAGCTTCAATGCCTGGATATGTATTTAACTTTTATGAAATACTGTCTGATATGTTTGAGACTATATCTGGTGTAAATCGTGCTACTCAAGGTAAGGCAGATTCTAATGTTACTTCTGGAGTTCAGGCACAGATCTACCGCCAAGCTTCTACTACAAAAATTGATTTTAAATCAAGAGCAGTGGACCAAGCGATTCAAACACTAGGGACCATGTGGATTGCTATGATCAAGAATCTAGGTACTGAAGAACATTCTGTTTCTTTACAAACTGAAACTGGGATGATAGACCAGAAGTATATAGGGACCATGATGCAGCCAATGGACTTTGAAGTAAGAGCTAAGGCTGGATCAATGTTACCTGAAAATAAAGAGTTCCAGGAAAATAAAATTATGCAGCTTATGCAAATGGGAATAATTACAGATCCTTTGTGGGTGCTAGAAAATATTGAATTACCTGGAAAAGAAAAACTA